ATTACATTGAATGTTGATTGATCGCAGATAGGAATTGGTCGACCAATTGCTGCCAAGAAGATATTCAAACACAGATCACGCATTGCAGTTGATTTACCTGCAAGAACACCCACATTATAAATTTCATTATCTTTAAATTTATTGTAGATGTACGGACCGTATGTCTCTAGTAGATTCTGATTACCCCAAGGTTCATCTTTGTATTTCATACTCTCAGATGAAAATACTAAATCCTTGTTACTCAGTTTAATTCTAGAATCTAATTCTGGAAATGGATTCTGTTGGAAGATAACGTCTTTAACGTCTGTTGTGATAACATATCTAAATTCATTCTCACTTAGATAGTTGTAGATGTGTAGAAATCTTTCTACATGAACCATGAATTGACTTTGATGAACAAGATTACCTTTTCCATCATGTCCAAAAGAAACAACCTCGAATCCGGCACCCAATACTTTTTCTACAGTATCATGGTCACAGTTCATAAGAACCATAACCTTCTTGCCATCAAATCCAGATTGATTGATTGAATTGATCCAATATTTTATCTTGGACCAATCATAGTTGGTAGAACATCCTATAATCAAGTCTTGCATTATAACTCCAATTAATAATAATTACTTATGCTTCTTTTTATTCCACTTCTTCATCATCGCCACAGGTTGTCCTGGTGTATCTTTGAGATAGTTTTTTAATAGTTCTGGTCTACCCCACTCACCTGCACCTGCTTTTGATACAAACTCTTGTTCTTCCTTGATTGTCTTTACAGTACCATTTGGCATAGCAAAGTATGCTTCAAATGTAATATCTGGAAAGTGTTGTTTTAATTTCAAAAACTCTTTCAAGTTTGCCATACTATCATCAAACAAACGAACACGACCAAACTGACCTGTCTTTAGATAGTTATAGATGATGATTGCTTTTTGAATCGCAGGCGAATACTTTGTACCCATCTTACCTGCACGTTCAACTCTAATCTTATCTATATCAAGTCCATGATCTCTAAATGTTGCAAGGAATGTTTTCTTATCATCAAAGTCATCTCTTGCAGTTAGAATAATAACTCTACTCTTAGGATTTGCTTGAGCATTTCTTAGAATGATTTTTGCCTTACTTAACATACGATCAATTGGTTTAGATTCAGCACGAAACTTTGCCGCACTTCTAAACTGTTTAAAATCAAATGACTCACCTTGCTTTAACTTATAGGTATTAAACTCTTGGTTCGTTAATTCACGTACTTGTTTTCCATCTTTCATTACCGAAATCTTTGCAGTAGTATGAAATAGTGTATCATCAATATCAAAGATAGTCAAGCCACCAAGGTCTTTACTTTTAGTTTCGTAAATATATTCTTCGAATAGTTGCATTATTTTTCTTCTTCGGTAAATACAGGTATTATTGGTTTTTGTCCATCTACACAAATGTCACCAACGAATGTGTAAACGTTTGAATCTATTGATACCTGTTTATACAATTGATTATTGAAACACTTATATGGATCTTTATAGTTCTGTACGAAATACACGATACCATATCCTACTCCTGCCAATATCATCAGAATCGGAATGTACTTGATGTACTTTACCAACTCTGGCATCATGCCAAGTAGTTTTGGTAGTATTTCCAATAACTGTTTCATTTTTTATCTCTGGCTTTGACTGCATCTGCAAGCATTCCTTTAATAATCAATAACACTCTACCTTTTTCCATCTCAGTCAAAGTTTTGACTAGGACTAACTTATCATCATAGGACTTTGCTTCTTGTAAGAATTCGGTTGGCACCGTCATCTTCTTTTTCTTTTTAGCTTTGTATTTCTCAAGCTGTTTTCTTGGATCTTCTTCTGACATTATCCTCTTGTGAGAGCAAGTATTTTCTGTATCTGTTTTTCAACTAATTCTTTTCTGTTAGGCCAATAGATATATTCTTTATCAGCCGTTTTCAGTAATTTTGTAAAGAACGGTAATACTAGCTTCTCAACCTCCTTTAGTCTTGCCGCATATTCTTCTACTGTATCTGCTTTTTCAGTTATGACGGCGTTATATTCTTCTTCTGATACTGCTGAAAAACCAAAATCATCGTCATCATATTCAGCAAGAACTTTACTAATATCGTAACCCATTAATTACTCCAATTCTTTGTAGCATTAAAGTTTGCTTGTGAAAACTCTAATCTATCAACCAATTTCATTGCATTACCTTTTAACGAATCTACTGCGACAAATCCTTCTGGTGCGGTAACTCTAAATCCATCTTCTGTACGAATAAATGTTCCAATTCCTTTAATAGTTTCCAACTTACGAATTATCATCAATTTAGCATCGATCAACAAATTCATAAAGGTGAACATATTTGTTAGATCAGCAGAAGAACCTCTAAAGAAACGCATCACTTGATTTTTTTCAGTAATTCGTTTTTGTTTAGTATCTTCTTTCTTCGCTTCTTGAATCGCTTTGTTTAACTTATCTTCAATCCACTTAATCATTTCTTTAGTATGTTGTGCAGGATTAGTTACTTTCTTACCCTCACGAACTTTAGTGTTCCAAAATGTTTTTATATAAACAGAATAAACATCACTTGCAGATATTCTATTCAAAACCATTGAATTAATGCCTTGAAAGATTCTTCCTGCTTGTGATATTAGTTGTGTAATTTCTTTAGTTTCTTCTGCTGTGAACGTTGCAGAACCTGATGCATCTGTAAAAGATGCATCACGAAACCAAACGTCTTTCGTTTGTTGCAGTCTACCAATATCAATATTAAATGATGCTCTCATATCTTCCATAGTTTTTCCAGTATATGAAGTATGAAACACAACACCAAGTTGTGCAGCAATCATAGACTTAGCTAGTTTTGATTCTGCTGGAACTGCATAAACGATAGTGTTTGGTTGAAAAGTCGCATACATTTCACCATCGATGTTTTGTTTTCTTATGTCACCTTTAGTGAACATCATGTCGCCTTGCAATACACCTTTTATTCCAAGTTTTGGAAGATATGCAAGTGCAACTTTTAATTTTTCATTTAATCCTTCTCCAGGATGATTCTCATCAATATCTTCGTCCGTATAATTTAATTTAGCATTTTTATTAAATACAGATTTTGTGCCGACAAAGAATCTGCCGTTGTCAGGATTAATACCACAGAAAATAGCAGGAGCACCGTCCCACTTTGTAGTTACATTTACTTTAGTCTGTGAATGACCAGCAAGCATGTCTCTGAGTGAACGCAAAAAATTAATTGCATCACGTCCACCAGCAACACCTCGATTTATAATTTCATCTTCGATATGTTCTAGATGAACATTTTTGTTTGTTTTTGTTGCCATTATTTTGCGATAACTTTCATTGATGTGAATGGACCGTTATTATGTTTTACTTGTAAAGCCATAACTTTTCTACCGTCGGCATGTACATCAATTCCTGTTCCGCCACCTTTTTTAAATTCAATATTTTTTGCATTTCTAATCGAATGATATGTTTCATTATCGCCTGGATCCTCAGTGTAAGCTGATGCAGCTTTTTCATGTCCACCCATACCATGAGTTTTTACATAAGGAAGTGCATTCGAATTACTTGCTTTGATATAAGTTTTAATTAGATGATCTTTAGCTGTTTCTGTATCCATTGTGGAGTAATGCTGATGCAATCTATCTCTCGTTTCATTATTAATTTTTGCTGCATGAACCATTGCTTTTTCATATAAAGGATTGTCTCTATATCCTGCCTTACCCTTTTCACCTGTTACTGCTCTTTTGGCTTGAGCCATCTTGCCAGGCAATTTATTTTTCTTACTAAATTCAGCATTATGTTTTTTCTGAATTTCTTCCAAATCTATACCCAACTGTTTACCAATAGTTCCTGCACCACCGTTGTGGAAACCGATTTTACTAACTTTAGATGATTTTAATGATGCACCAAAATATCCGTGTTCTGCATCTTTTGGTTTTTGTTGAAAGTGTGCAATAACGTCAGAAGGATTTTCTTGTTGTGATGCTTTAATACCTGTTTTTCTTTCAATGTCTCCAGGTTTAGCTGTCAAATGAACCTGATTAACGTTTCCATATCCTCTCTCTTTTGCATGTTCGAGAAAAGATTGCACTTGAGCATACGCACGATCATTCTGGCGTCTTGCTTCAGACTCATCATGTTTGTCTAACATATCTTTATGATGAAATGCAGCCTTTTTATGTTCTTCGTCAATCCAATTTCCACCATTTAAGTGATATGCAAACATCGCTTCATTAAAAGCACCTCTATGAACATTTGCCTCTGAAGCAGGATTTGCTTTTTCTTGTAATAGATCATTCATGTTATTTTCCTTCTTCTTTATGGTCTTTTTTTCCAATTTCATGGTTATATTTTAGAATGCCTAAAATATGTTGAGTATCCATATTATAGAAAGAGTGTGTCACATCTCCAAACTGATTCTTTACATGATGGTGATGACCTTTTTTGTGAAGGGTATATTTTCCCTTCGTATGATGGTGAAGATGGTGGACAGTTTCTTTTTTATGAGATTCTTGTAGAAATTGAGAGAAAAGTTTCATGGTATCTCCAGTGTGTTAATCATGTATTTATATTATCTGATAATATCGATTGGTTTGTCACCAGTCCAAACTTCCAATTCATTACGTATTTTACCCTCTTTTTTCAGAGTTTCGTAACGATTGGATGCCTTATTTCTCCACCATTTAATGATATTTTCCAGATAAAATTTGTCGTAGTTTTCTTTGTTTGGAATTAACTCAGTTGCACGACCCATGACAACATCTTCAACATTACTGAATCCGTAGTCAGAAATATAATATCGTTTCTTTTCCATCAAATTCTTTGCATTTTCTATCGTCTTGATGAATGAATTATACTCTGGTTCTCCTTTTAAAGCAATCTTTACCATCGCAATTATTCTAGTCTGTAGAGTTAATTTTCTGGAAGATGCGTCTGGAGGAACAAATATACCAATAAGACTTTCAACATATGAAACTAAATCTTCATATGGTTTACCATGCATCATAGGAATAAAGTCTGATTCAGTCAAGCCTTTATAACGAATGTATGGTTTCATGCCATCATACTGTGAGACTGTTTTTGAACTACCATATAAACTTGTTGTTTCAAACAAACAAAGATTCATATTGTACTTGTCATTAACAATCTTTCTGACTTCATGCGAAGTACAGATTGCTGCAAGTAATTTACCACCAAGATAGTTATAACCAAATGGTTGTGCTGGAACAATGACGAAACCCATGATTGCAGAATTGTTAAATGATTTTGCAGTTTCAGGATTTGCTATGAAAGCACCACCCAACATTTCATTTCTTGGTTTCATATTCATCATCGGTGACGCAAGGCGAATGAATCCAACCCACTTATCTGTCTTGGTTTCTTTGATCGCTAATCGAATATTCTTACCAGGAATACTGGTCATATTAGAATGGGAAGAAATTATTGAGATGTATTTGTCCCAATTATCGGCAGATGATTCGACTAATTTAAACTCCATATCATTCGGATGAATGGAGAAATCAGAAAACAAATCATCTTCTGGACCCATTCCAGGAAGTGTGACTGATTTCTCATTCATTGAGTTTAATTTTTGATCTCTCATGTACTGTTCGACATTTTCATATCGATCAAAATAATCAGAGAAGATTTTAGCACATACTAGTGCTTGATCTTTAGATAGTTTCTTTTGTTCCATTTGTAAACAATATCATTTTACCTGCTTCAATTAAACCAATTGCGTCTAGACGATCTTTGACACATGCCGATATTTCTATATCATCATCGTTACGAATAGAACAAATGACATATGATACAATTTCATCATTTTCTATTTTTTGTTTAACTTCTTCCAAAGTGTCGAGTAAGTTTTTCTTTTCGCTTTGTTTCTGTCTTTTTGTAATATCATCCATATTAACTACGTTCATACTTTAATCCCTTCAAAGTTTTTATCAAATTTATTTGGTCTGTTCGGTATATCAGGAATGTTTGAATCTGTGATATCTTGTTGAGCACCAGGTTCTGCATCATACAATCTCATCTTTGGTCTGTCAATACCAAGAACAAATCGTTTATAAACATTCGGATCATTATATCGATTCTTCAACTGTTTTACCATGATCTGACCAAGTTGTTCAAGTTCTTCTGTACTAATCAGTGCAAACATAAAGTCAGCAGTTGCAGGCAGACCAAAAGATTCTGAAGTATCTTCTAGACCAGGATCACTGCTTGTATAACCTGATCTTGTTGTTTGTGTTGCAGATATGATTGGTAGATTATGTTCAACAGCAAGACCACGTAGTTCTTCTGCGATAGACTTGATATAACTGTATGTGTTTACATTTGCACCAGGTTTAACACGAGCAGATGAACAGATATTCAAATAATCAATCATGATAATATCTGGACGAAAGTTCTTTTTCAGTTTAAGATCGTTCAACAATGCACGGAAGTGTAGTGCGTTTGCTGCAGCAGTCGGAAACTCTTTGATGATTAGTTTACCATTTGTCTTTGCACGTAGTACGCTAATCTTTCTTTCATAGTCATCTCTACTGATTGCATGTAGATCAGATATATCAATGTTCAATAGATTTGCATCAATACGTTCTGCAATCTTTTCTTCTGCCATTTCAAGTGTGATATACAGAACATTCTTACCTTGAGACAAAGCACCTGCAGCAACGTGACACATAAACAAAGATTTACCAACACCTGTACCTGCAAGTGCGATATTCAAAGTCTTATTGGGCAAACCACCTTTTGTGATTTTGTTGAACATATCCAAATCAAACTTGATCTTTTCTTCTTTGCGATGATAGAAGTCATATCGGTTTTCAAAGTCATTGATATAATCGTGACCGATGTTTGAATCAAATGTGACACCAAGTGCATCACTCAGAAGTTGTGGAATCTCACCTTTAGAACGTTTGTTGTTGTCTAGAATCTGAACAGATTCCATGATTGCATTGTAGATAGCACGATCTTGACAGAACTTCTCGGTTTGTTCAATCAACCATTTGAGTTCTACAGTTTCACTTTTATCTTGTTTGATTACATCAAGAAGTTCTACAGAGGATTTTAAATCAGGTTCAGTTATATTTTTAGAATCGGTAAGATCAATTACTACCGATTCGTATGTTGGAAGATTATTATATTTGTTGACAAAACCTTCAATCTGTTTGAAGATTATCTTTTCAGTTTTGTCGGTAAAATAATCTTCTTTTATGAATGGTAGTACCTTGCGAGTAAAGTCCTCATTGTAGAATAAATTCCTGAGAATCGTTGTTTCCAGTTTTTTCATTTTCTATTTTTGCTAGTAGGATTGTTTGAAGAATGTCTCCCATTATTGTAGAGAATTCTTGATCGTTTGTCAACTCATCAGGATCGTGAGTGCCGGGATCGATGATAGTAAAACCGAACTGTAGTCGAGCAAGAGCACCTTCCTCGACTATTCTTGCCTTGTGATAATGATAAAGTACACCTTTGTACTTTCCTTGAAGCATGTAAACACCAGTCACATTGCCGTTATCAGAATTTACAAAGGTGTAATCAGTACCTTCTTTAAGCATCTTCGGTTTCTTCCATCGTGTCAAGATGTTCCATAATGTTTCCATGAGAGATTTCATATTTCTTCCTTACGTATTCTTGGAACTTTTCACTATTCAATATATCTTCCCAGAACAATCTTGTTTGTGTATCAGAGAATCTTTGTTTCTCTAGTATCTCACCAGTTTCTTGATCGACTTTTGCATACCATCCGTTACTTGGTTTGACTACAAAACTACCTTCAAGTGCAATATCCATCAGACCAGAATACTTCTGAATACCACCCTCAAATGATACAGTGATAGGAATCTTTGATTTTTCTTTTACAAAACGTGACTTCTCAATATTAATGATGAAGTTGTATCCAGAAATTTCTGTACCGGTCTTTTCTTGTTGACGACCGATAATCCAGATTGTATCTGCTGAATAAACAATACCAGTGCCACCAGATACAATATCTTTCGGGAACATACCAATTTCTTTGTATGTGTGATTCACTACAACCATTGGAATGTCTTTGAGTGTGAGATGAGGTGTTGTCATACGGAACAATGACTTTAATTGTTTTGCACGACTCATATCTGCAACTGATTTACCTTCAACAGCATCTTCAACTTCTTTCTTTGATGCAAGATTACCAATAGAATCAATAACAATCATAACACGTTCACCTTTCTCTAACTGTGAGAACTGTGCCATAATATCATGTTTCAATTCTTCAACATCAGTAATTGGTGTGTGCAATACACGATCCATATCAATACCAAATGTTTCAAAGTATGCTTGTGGCGAACCAAACTCTGAATCATAGAATAGAATAACTGCTTCTGGATATTTTTGTTGATATGATGCTGCCATCAACAAAGCGAATGCAGTTTTGAAATGCTTAGAAGGACCTGCAAGAACTGTAATACCTGGTGTTAGTCCACCATCTAGTTTACCAGACAATGCAACATTTACCATTGGTACTGAAGTTGGAATAACATCTTTCTCTTTTAGTAGAGATGATTTGGATAGAACAGATGTGTGTTCTATAGTGGAATTCTTCTTCAACTTATTAATTAAACTCATTTCAATTCTCCAGTCATGTTCAATATTTTGTCTTTAGGCACCATCTGTGTCTTTTTATCTATGAATGATTCTACACTAGCAGGTGCAGGTACGTCAATTACTTTCGTAGGTTTTTTAGTTTTCTTTTGTTTTCGATATGTTTGATTTGCGGCGATCAACAACAATACTGCCAATGGATCAAACACCACAATAATAACAAAGATAATCAGACGTACCGCTTTATCAATTAAATCTTTGTCTTGTGTACCATATACAACATCAGCAACATATTTTATAGGCCCCAAATCTGATTCAGCCTTTTTAACTTCCAAGGATAAAGGAAGCTTCTCTTCCGTGAGTAACTGTATCTCTTTTTGTAACCTCGCATTCTCATTAGCGATTCTCTCACGGTCTTTCTGTTGGGTTTTACGAATTTGTGATGCTTTCTCTGCACCTTTTTCATCTTTCGACCTGCCCATAACTTGATCGACAGCTTCATCATACTGATTAAGGTTCTTGTTGTTCCTGTCAATCTGTGTCTGTAACGCTTTAATCTTTTCTTCATATATTTGTACCTTTGCTGCTGAAGGTGCTATTGTACTAGAATGTTCAATGTGTGCTTTTGAGAGATAACCAAAAATACCCATTGATGTAATACCCATCAACAATACAATAGCGACTAAAAAATAATACCGCATCATGTATATCGTATTATTCCAATTATTATACAACCAAGATACTGTAACTAGTTTTGCAATTTCTAATACAGTACCCATAATAATGATTGGATAAAAAGAACCAGGAAAGATTTCTGCCAAGCCGATCACAGAGTAGTAAGCGGCAACGGCAGACAATCCAATCGCAGTTATAAATGGAAGTATTGCTTGTAACATTAGAAGAAACTCTCCAAACTATTTCTCTTTTCAGTGTCCCATCCCATACAATTCAGGATGACCTTCATTGGTTCGATGAAACCCTTCTCAAATTGAGTATTATAGTCCACATATTTGTGTAAGTCAAACTCTTTTGGAAGTCTAGTCGGAAAAGATATAACATCATCTTTTATAGTGTTAGGTTCCAATAGATAGGTGTACTTTAACTTCTCACCTTCTTGTATGATAGGATAGGTATTAGTTAAGTCTTTTTGTTTGAGATAGTAATTATATAGCAAAGCACCACGAACATGAATAGGAGTACCTTTCTTGTAGATATCCATTCTGTCAAAGTATTCTTTCAAGCCATTTACACCTCGAGGAAATGCAACATCTTCTGGTGGTAACTTTTTGAATTCTTGTTTGAACTTCTCAATAAAGTCTTGTGCTTGTTCTTGTGTACCATTCATCACAATCTTCAGTAATTCTTTCATCTTTTCACGGATGACTTGTGGTGTTGAAGATTTTACCATCTCCAAACCTTTGTACTTTAATTGTGGTTCTGCATACTGAACACCTTCACTATTATACACATTCAGTGCATAACGTTTCTTGGCAGTCCACACACCACGACTTGCCAATGCTTCACGTTTCATTTGCATTTTCTGTTCGTATGCGTTGACATAATCAGCAAGTTCCTGATAACTCTCATTAATATACGGTTGTATTCTATCCTCACAGACTCTATCCATGAAATCGATGATTTTTGTTCCAGGTGCCGAGACTTTGCCTTCCGCAGCATACACTTTATTAACAAGTGGACCAAGATTAAGATAAATAGAATCTGTATCCGAAGCAATAACGTAGTCATGATCTGTCTTTAATAATTCATTAATATATTTGTTCAATTTAGATTCGATCCATTGAATCGATAACTGACCAGACAACGTGACTGCCAATGCCAACCTCAAATCATAGAATCTGAAATATTGCGAACCAAGAGCACCGTAAGCGGAGTTCAGTGATAATTTCTTTGCAAGTTGTAGGTTGTTATAACGAGAAACAATCTTATCAATTTCTTTCTTCTTTACTTCATCTTTTTCGTTTTCATAATCTTGTTCAGCCTTCAACATCAACTTCTTAAACTTCTTACGATCATTATACATATCTTCCATCATCTGAGGAAGAAATCCACGAACATCTTTACGGAAGTATTGACCATTCGCAGTCAGAATAACATCTTTAATTTTTGACGTATCAACTCTCATCGCCAGAAGTTTGTCAACATTGACACCATCACGTAACACCTTACGCATCTCATCGTTGTAATCTTTTGGTTCGATCAATGTTTCTGGTGATAGATTGTATTGCATAATCAAGTGTGGATAAAGACTGTTCAAGTCAAACGATGCAACCCAATCATGACTTCCAACTTGTACCTCTTTTACATATGCACCTTCAAATGCTTCACTCTTTGATGATACTTCTCTAGGTGGTACAATGATTTTCTTTTCTAACAAGTGATTGTAGATTAGAGAATCCCACATACGAGTTTGTGCAAACACATCGGTGAAGTTACACTTGGTATCATATGCAAGAGTCAATGCAAGTTCCAACAATCTCAACTTATCATTCAACTGTACGATCAGATCAGAGTCTTTGATGTTATAGTCGATAAACTTCTGATAGTTTAGTTTGTACAATTGATGAAGTGTATCATACTCATCAAAAGAAATCTTACCAGTTTCAAGTTCTTCATTTGCAATATGATCTAATCGATAAGATTCTTGTGTCTTACCATTAGGAGCATACCACTTGTACAACTCAATATAATCAAGTGCAGAAACACCAACAAGATCGTAAGCAATCTTCTCACGACCTTTGAAATTATATTTGCGTGTGTTGATTACACCCCAAGGTGATAGTTTACGTGTTTCTGGTTCACCAAATATCTTATTGAATCGGTTGACGAGATAAGGTATATCAAACCCGTCAATATTCCAACCAGTGACAACATCAGGATAATTATCCTGCCAATCAGACATAAATTTTTTACATAGGTCATATTCATCTTTACACTTTATATACCAAACATTATCGTTTTGATTGTCATAATCACCACAACCATAAACTGTAGTTCCTCCATTTAGTTGACGAACATTGATTGCAGTGATTTCTTCGTCTGCACGATACGGATCAGGAAAACCATTTTCAGAGCCAACTTCAATATCAATAACAACTATTGACAGTTCACTGATATCCCAATCAATTTGACCGACATGATTCTCTGCGATGAATGCATATGCATATCGATCATTACCATAGACTTTGAAGTTCTCTACACCCTCATAACGCTTGACAAAATCACGAGCCTCACGGATCGTGTCGAACTTCATTGGTTCGAGATTCTCGCCGAACAGTGTTTTATATTCAGATTCTTTTTTAGACGGCAGAAAAAGAGTAGGCGAGTAATTGATTTTCTCTTTTACTCGCCTACCATTCTTCACACCTCGATAAAGTATATGTGGTCCATATACAGAAACGTTGGTGTAATATTTACTCATTAAAGTGTTTTCGCAATTGTGATACCTGATCCAAAGATCGTGTTATATTGATTTTCTAGTTCAAGTACCGGTGTTGTTGTAGTCAAAATGTCGTTACGATTAATTTTGATTCCAGTCTTTACTTCATTACTATACTCCAAGAACGGAGCAAAAGCAATACCTCCTTGATCTGTTGCCGATCTTGCAGGAATTTGTACCACTTGAACTGGTTCTTTGATTAGAATATATTCATACTCTATATCATCGGTAACTTCACCGAGTAGTGTATGATTTGTTTTGAGTGTTATTAGTTTTTTCATTAGATTGTCACTTTCACATCAGCATCTAAAACATCTAGGGTAACCCACTTTCGTGGAAAAAGCATTTCTCTACCTACAAAATCTTTCATATCATAGGTAGGATCATCAACAAGACCCAACAACTCTACCTTGTTGTCAAAGTCACGGAGAAATAAGTCATACTTGTATGCCTTAGGTGCGTTTTTTTGATTTGCGATATTTTTGGCGAGCTCACGAATATTCATATTATACTCCATTATTGACGCATTTGCGCCTGTAGTTGATCGATTAATTGTTGTATCTCTGCCCGAATACCTTCATTAACGCTAGGTATCCAAGGCAGAATGCGTTTCAACAGTCTAACTAATTCATTAGGTGGCATTAACTGTCAGCAAGATGCTTATCTAATGCTTTAGCGTAACGATTAGCATGTGAACGTTCTGCTTTCGCAAGAGTTTCAAACCAATCTGCAACTTCATCGAAACCTTCTTCACGAGCAATCTTCGCCATGCCTGGATACATGTCTGAATACTCATGGGTTTCGCCACTAATTGCTGCTTCAAGCATTTCTTTTGCAGTCTTTGCTGGCATACCAGTTCCTGGTTCACCTGCACCACCTTCGATTAGATATTCCATATGTCCATGTGCGTGACCAGTTTCACCTTCAGCAGTAGAACGGAATAGTGCTGCAAGATCATTCTCACCTGCGATATCGCATTGATTTGCGAAATACAGATAACGACGATTTGCCATTGATTCACCTGCAAAAGCCTCTTTTAAGCACTCAGCAGTTTTTGATCCTTTTAAACTCATAATTTCTCCTTAGTTAATGTCCATGATCCGTCTTGATTGTCAATCCACTTCAACGTATCACCTATTTCCCAACCCGTTTCTTTTATTAAATCATCTGGTAGTTCGACAACATAATCATCTTCTACCTTTTTCACTTCTAATGTCCATCTAGACATAATCTACCTTTTTAATATGAACTTGGCATTTATGCAAGAAATCTAAACCTACCTCACTTTTATAATTGTGTCGATAATAAACATGACTTATTCCTGCTTGATAAATTTGTTTTGCACAATCAAGACAAGGTGCATGTGTCACAAACAGATGAGCACCTTCACTAGAATTGGTAGACTTAGTAACTTTTGCCAAAGCATTTGCTTCAGCATGAATTACTTCTGGTTTGGTAACCATCTCAATGTGGAAATCATCGATGTAAGTTTCAGTCTCACAGTTATTATCCCAACCAGATGGCATACCATTATAACCAATTCCAATGATCGTGTCATTCTTTACTATAACACAACCGACATGCAAACGTCTAGCGCTTGAGAGTTCGGCATACACTTCTGCCGTTCTCATGTGTGCTTTTTGGAACTTATCCTTCAGAAACATCTTCGCCACCTTTTTTCTTCTTCTCTCTAAATTGGAAGTCGAGTCGAGGAGTTATGTCGGCTGAAATATTCTCTTGTCTAAAAAGAGTTTTGCGTTCACCAGTCATACTCGTCAACAGGCGCTTAGTCTGTTTATCCATTCTGTAATGTGAGGTAGGTTTTTTCATAATATAACTTTCAAAAAATTAAGCAGCTTTCTTTTCTTCCTGTAATAGTGTAGGAGTAAAGAAATTCAATTCATTACCAATTTCGATTTTGCGTGGTTTTTTATGCTCTGGAATGATGTTCTCAAGTCCAATGCGTAGTATACCATCTTTGAATTCTGCACCTTTTACTTCAATGGTGTCAGCAATTGTGATTGTTTTAGTGAAAGAACGTGTGCCAATACCACGATGTAGATATACCAAATCAGCAGTACCTTCTTGTTTCTCACCCTTGATAACCAATGTATTATCTTGTACTTGGATATCAATTTCATCTTTACTAAAACCAGCAACAGCAAGTTCTACAACATACTTATTATCATTTGCTTTGATAATATTATGTGGTGGGAAGTTTGTAACAGGTTTAGTGTCGTTTAAGATTTCTTCTACATCACGAAAGAATTTTTCAAAACCCAATGTCTGATTTAGAATCATTGGACCAAAGCGACCAGTAACAGTCATAGTTTTCTCCTTATTAAGCAAGTTAAAATTGCGTGATCCCGAAGGCATCACGACTTACTTGGCAATCGAAAACGCTGTCCGATTGACAAGATAAGTTCTTTGGGGATTACTTTCATTAAAGACCCGTATGAATTCATTGGCGCCTTCTTTTACTATGTCATTGTAATCCCTAGTAAACACCACTTCTTGTGTATACTTATTAATCAGTTTTACCGGATTGTTTTTCACTTTGTGCATAATAAATCACCATCTTAAAAATCCGTTTTCTTTTTTCCAATATTATATTTAGTCACAAGTTCCCAATCATCTTTCTCTTTGAAAGAGATAATCTTAATCTGATGAATTGGTGCCATGTTATCTCTAACAATTTGAGGATTCATAATCTTTACCAATCCCCATTGTTCTAACAAATTGGCAATCGTATTTCTACGTTGAACATCGTTATCTGAAATATTAGAGGGTTTACCATCTAACGCAAATAATTCTTTAAAGTGTACAATATAATACTTGCCTTGTTTATGCAAAATGTGGCAAGATTGATAAAGTATTCTTTCTTTACGTGACGAAACACCAATTCTAGTTAATGTTTCTCTTACCTTCAAAAAATCATCTTCTTCCTTCAATTGCACTTCGACAAATTTAGAAATATCAGTCATCTCATTTCCTTAATCCACCCTTGTGGGTTTTTTCTTTTAATTTTTGGATTTGTTCATCACTAAGGAGGCGGAGAGATTCAAGTGCCTTTTGGTCGGAATATCCATATAGGATTTTGAGACATTCTATATCGTCACTTGATTCAGGCTTTAACCACTTAGAGAACGGACGTTTCTTTGCCCGCACGGTATTTAGTAAAAAGTCAAATTGCATCTTTTTATCTAGATGATGACGGGTATTCATCTCATTTGCAAACATCACACAGTCATACTGGTAAGAAAGACTCTTGTTGGTCAGAAACGGAACATATTCTTTCTCCGTTGCTTCATCAACAATGAGATTCTTCTTACCTTGCATAATCTCATTTACATAATCAAACGGTTTACTCATAATACAAACTTCTCCAAAGAATTGACTTCAAAATTATGCATTCTTTTTTGAGATACAGAATTCTCTATTCTCATGCATTCATCTTGTTCATCTAGATTCATCAAAGGCATTCTGTCAAATCTTTGACCATAAGAATAGATGTACTCTGATTCTGCCAAACTTAACAAGGCTCTTCGTTGTGTATTCTTAATATAATCTTGTGGAACTGCAACATATACAAATATTTTTCTATCTCTATTGAATTGTGGTTCATATAGACTGTGAAATAATTCATACTTATCTTCATCATAACGATCAAGTCTCTTTTCAAGATTTCTAAAATGAGTTTTCATTCTACTTTTAAACAGAGTTTTAAACTCACCTCTATTGGTCGTTTTGTCTTTTCTGTCAAAAAAGACACTATCATGGCTATATCTTCCACCAGTCACACCAATATAAAAAGTATCTTGAAATTCGTTTGGATGTTGATATTTTTCAGGAACTTTGTCCAGAAAAGCAAACGCATAAACTGCTCCATGTATACCATTTGCCATGGCATATATCTGTTCTTTAGTGAACCATCCTAATACTTTTAGACTTGTAGTGACGTTCATACAAATTCACACTCCACCATCAATTCAGTGAGACACGCAACCAGATTGATTTCTGGATCTGCAACAAATGCATTCTTGTATTGATAGTCAGCAAGAATGATAACTGCCTTCGGAATTGACGAAGGTTTCAATACATCGTACATGTTGTCATAGATTGAACGAAAGATCGTATTAGGATCTGCATCGTTCGTTGCTGCCCACTTACGAATAGAACCAAAGTCTTTGTTCGCAACGTGTTTCACAATCTCAGCCAGTTTTACATTACTGACTTGTGCTAGAATACCTTCATTGATTTCACCATACTTTGAATAACGTTGTAGTTCGTTAATCACACGACGAAAATCTGGAAAGTGTTTCTTAACAACTTCCGCAACAATCTTTTGTTCGTATGGTACTTCTTCTTCAGTCAGAATCGATTTAATACGACCAAAGAACTTAGATGCCATCTCTGCCTTTTCAGACGGAGATAGATTGAAGTCAACAACAGAACAACGTGAATGCAGTGGATCGATGATACGTTGTTTGTAATTACAAGTGAAGATGAAAGAACAATTCTTTGCAAATTCTTCAATTGCATTACGCAACGCAGGTTGTGTCGAATTAGGATTCAGGTAGTCTGCTTCATCGATGATGATAACTTTACGGCGACCCGTAAAACTCATCGCAGAAGCAAACCCCTTAAT